CGTCTGCTCAAGTAAAGTGACTTGCTCAGGTGTTGGATAAATACGGTATTTATATGCTTTTTCATTCATAACTTACAATAACACGCTTATTCATGTGAGTTGTATATTAATTTTACAAATTGTGAGTTTTCAAGGCATTGCCTTGACCGCTTACCTCCCCTACCTAAAAGGAAGGGGTTTCACGCGGAGTTTCGATGAAGAAGGGTGTGTGGTAAACCCGCGCTACATCACTGCAATGAGTTACTACAGAGGCCGTCTGTGGCTACTTGGAGGCGACCGCGCAGCAGCTTCTGTAGTGAATGAGCGTTACAACTTCTTCCAATCCTCAGCGTTGCTACTCGCTGATGACGACCCTATTGATGGTTACGTTGACCTCCACGAACACGCTGAGACGATACACAGCGCAGTGCCTACTGATACCGGTCTCTTGGTCTTCACACGGCGAGGTCAATACACAATCACAGCGCAAGGCATAATGTCACCAACAACTTTCGAGTTCAAGGAAGTCAGTAAGTACGCCTCAGACCACCGTGTCACACCGCAGGCTGTCGGCGACCGCGTTAGCTTTGTCACGCAACGTTCGAACTACGCAGCCCTCCAAGAATCCTACGCTGTCGATGCTGGCATCTCACGGAAGGCTTCTGATGTATCGAGTCACGTGCCTGAATACATCAGGGGCAACGTGCAATCAATCTTAGCAGCTTCGGGTGTGAACACACAGTTCCTCGTCATGCGTGACTCCGCAAATAACCCTACGGACACGCTGTACGTTTATGATTACTTGCGGGACGGTAATGAGCGTATCCAATCAGCGTGGTCGCAGTGGACATTCAGCGGACAAGTAGTAGACGGCATACTTACGGGGGACGCACTTGTGCTTCTAATGCGTCGGCAAGACGTAACGAAAGACGCTGCAGGGAGCGCAGTGCTAGGTAGCTCTTACTACACGATAGAACGCATTGAGCTTATCAGCGATAGCTTGAGAAACGAGGTAGGTCATCCCATCTATCTAGATTGTCGGCAACACTCCCTTACTGAACCGACTGATTTGCGCGAAGGAGAGGAGAAGAAATGTTTCCAGAAGGTCTGGTATCGAGGGTTCCCGTACATGCAAAGTTACACCTTTTCCCCGTTCTTCATGCGGCCGCAAGGTAAAACAACGGGTGACACTGGAGGTCGTCTACAACTTCGACGTCTAGTGCTTAACTATCGACAAACAACAATGTTTAAAGTACGCATTTACACGACGGGGCGGGAAACCCGCGAGATATTCTTTCAAGGCAGGAAACTGGGCGACAGTAATAATCGTATCGGTGTCATTCCCGTTGTGGAAGGTAAACACAGCTTCCCGTTGCTTGGTGCGTCCGAAAGCATCACAGTCTCCCTAGAGAATTATAGTCCGTTTGAGGCGAGCTTCCAGTCGGGTTATTGGGAAGGATTTTATCACAACAGAGCGAGGAGATACTCTTGAAAGTGAGGCACGTAACAGATGCAGACATTGCATATCTAGCGCGTAACTTAAAAGACGTAGATAGAGCCGAGGTCTTTCACACAATGGGCGAGCAGCCTTTCGAAGGCATACTCGCTTCAGTGCGCAGCTCAGACTCCAGTTATGCGCTCTCACACGCAGGTAAACCCGCAGTGGCGATAGGAGGTCACAGCACTTGCGCACAGGGCACACTTGTGTGGCTACTCACAGATAATGATGTGAGGAGATACGCTTCCTCTTTAACGAGGGTGACTAGAGAAATCTTAAGGGGTTTACAAGGTAAGAGGCTTTACAACTATGTACTTAAAGCAAACCGAACGTCTGTGCAATGGCTCCAATACTTAGAGTTCACGCAGGACGGAACGTTTGATATAAATGGTGAAATCTTTCTAAAAATGAGGAGATATCTATGAACGGAGCGTTCGTGGCATTAATGGTAGGACTTGCAACAACTGCTCTGGACTACCGCGGTAAAAGGCGACATGCACAGGCAATGTCTAAACACAATAGGCAGATGTTTAGAGCGACCCAAACTGGCTTAATGTATCGCAATCGGGGTGTCTTGACACAATTAGCACAAGCTGAAAATGCGTTTGCTGATGACAAGCTTGACGCACAGGTCACCGCAGCTCAGACGCAAGGAGCAGCGATGGCTGCAGGTGCGGACAGCGGTGGTGGAGGTAACTCGATATCAGCAATTGCAACGAGTATCAAAAATACGTTGGACAGAAATCTCGCTGTTATACAAGACAATATCGAGTATACACGCATCTTAGCAAAACAACAAATAGAGAGTACACAATCGAGTGCTAAACAACACCTAATTACAAACAGTCAATCTACGTTCGTAGACCTCTTTGGCTCTCTTGTGGCAGGTGTGCATGCAGGTTTAAACATTAACTCGGCTGGGGGTGGAGCTTCCACATCAACTGGTAACAAGAAATCAGGGACTGGAGGTGGAGTTTACACATCAACAGGCAACAATAAATCAAGGGCTGGAGGTAAGCGATGAGCAGAGAACGTATAAAACTGGATTTGAGAGTGAAGAGAGCTATTTCGACAGGGTCAGTGGAACAGCAAAGCCTGTATGGGCAGGCTGACACAACAACACTACAGGAAGCACACAGAGAAACAGAGGTCTCTCGGGCTTTAACCAATCTCATGGGTACCGCTGTACGGAGTGGTATACAACATGTACAAGCAAGAACGCATAGTGAGAATAAGCAGTCAGTTGAGCTGGAAGCTGTACACCAAGCCAACATGCGTGAACGTACACCCGTCTTTGATAATTACGTAAAATCGGCTCTCGCACAGTTTGAGCCGCAGCACATTGGAAAGACACCTGACGAAAAGAGGAAGCTGTTCCAAGAAGATGCTGTCTTCCAAGAATTACTGAGTAATTATAGCGAACGCGAAGACGAGAGGCATAATTTCTCTCAGAAACACTTGTCAGAACAACACCTTAAGTGGACAAAAGGCTATGTAACAGAGCAGACAGCACTGGCTTACGGCAGCTTCCAAGAAGACGCTTACGAACGTCTGAAAGTAATCGCTGATGAAGAAGGTACTACCAGCTCCTCACTCGCACAAGTCTTACAAAAGATGGCTGGCACGGCCAAGACTTTCGGCAAGGCTCCTGATGAGTTTTATAGCTCCCTCACGGGGCACATTAAGTCACTACTAGCGTCCGAGGATAAGGCCAACAAGATGTTATCCATTGACATTTTTGAGGGCATGCGCTCACTTGAAAAAGGTGCTGCAACGGAGCAGTACCTCGCACTGGAAGGGCGAGTAGATGACACGCAGAATGCCCTCAACCTACACTTTATGCGTAAAGCAGACATGCTTTTTAAGGCTCATTTAGATCGCATGGTGGCTGACGGTCAAGTGGAAGAGTTACGAGAGATGCACGCTTTGATGACACAACAAGGCTCAGTGGACTTGCGGACAACGGAACAATGGCAACAGCACCTTTCGGACGCTCTCTCAAAAAGGGCTTCTGGGGTACGTTCGGACTCGGTGGGTGACGCGTGGCTCCACGGCAAAGTATCTATGGATCAACTCGGCACATCAAGCACTGCTCTGAAAGAGGCTGATATTAAGCTTGCTGAAAGTGTTCGGGAACGTTTATCCCGGGGTGAATTGTCATCTGCAGAACTAAAGCAAATCTTCGTGAACGGCTTTGGTGTTAATAGAGATACGCCCTTCGTTAATACCAGCAACATTTTCTTTGGTGGTCTAGATTACACGCCAACAGATACTGAGGGTGCAGTCTCTGGACGCTACATTCAAAGCGCAGTCAATGCAGCGCATCTTGCAGCAATGACTGATGAACCTACCGCCAAGCAGACGCTTGGCTCTGAAAGATATGAGGAGTATCAAGCACTTAAGATGCTTACAGGAAATGAGTTGAAGGATGAAGAGCAAATCAAGAAGGCTGTTACGGCTCTCCGCGACGCTAAAAATTATATTGCAACAAACGGTAAGCCTACGCGGACACTTACGGAAAGAGAGGCATTAGTCACTGCCCTCAAAAAACATCCCAACTTCTCGAAGTCCGAAGCCCGTGAGTTCGTAGCCACAAATAAAGGTGCTGTCGATATGGCAATGGCAGCATCGAAAGGAGATATTAAACAAGCAACACGCCTCTTAAAGAGTGTAGTCCTTGATTTGGCTTTCCCTTATGATGGAAAAAATATCATGAATGGCAAGCACTTAGCGAGAGAACTGGTAAGCACTTACAGCGCAGACCCCGAAGATGTCTTGGATAAGATATTTGAGGGACTGGCGAAAGAATATGGCGTAGATGTGGACGATATTGAGTATACAGTGGATGCAACCGATGGCCGCTTCTTTAGTGTTACAGGCCTTGGCATCATGCCTGTTTCTGTTGACATGCTGAAAGAGGCTGATAAATATAGAGATGCGTGGCAAACACCTCAAGCTGTACGAGAGGAAAAGCAAGGCAAGGAGAAGAAAGAGGAAGGGGACAAAAAGGAATTCGTACCTAAGCGACATAAAGGCTATACACACTTTTATACACATCACGGGTATCCAAAACCCAAGGAACCTTCTTAAGGATACGCAATTGGAAAGCGACGGGAAATATGGAAAAGGTTATGACGATTGTGATTGTACAAAACCAAAGAGGGTACAGATACAAAAAGATTCTCAGGACAAACCTAAGCTAGAAGCCACACAAAGAGGTTATTGGGATAAGCCTCATATTGAGCGTGTGCAAATAAAAGAATTGAGTCTTTGGGAGGGTTTCAAGTTAGGGCACCAAGCCACTGCAAGCTTCACCGCTTATGACTTTGCACTGCTAGGAACCTCTGTAAGCCAAGTCTTTGACCCCAACCTTAAACCCACAGAAACCGTCGAGTTCCAAGCGTTCAAAAAGAATGAAAGTGACCATGAAATCGTTTTAAAAATCATTTCTAAGTCTCTTAACTATGAACACATGGTCGCACTTATAGCCCGTACGGAGGTTGTACGGGCAGCTCAACGTGAGCTGGCACAGTCAGATATGCCGCTGCTCTACAGCATGGCAGGCATACTCAGCCCAGAAGTGCCTATCTTCTTGGTAGTTGCTCTGCTTAGTATTAAATTTTTTAAGGCTAAGGCTGCCTATCCCAAAAGTATAATTGAGAGTAGAGAGAAAAAAAGAGACGAGCTTGAAGATGAAGAAATTGCTACAAACACGCCAACACCAAAGAAGAAACGCAGACCCTATTGGTAAAATATAAGGAACACACACTATTACCCACTTATTGAGGACACACTATTGGAAATAGAGGGAACAAATGAAAGAGATAAAAGAACTGAAGACACGTATAACAGAGATTCTCTGGATAAACCCAAGATAGAACCTACACAAAGAGGTTATTGGGATAAGCCACATATTGAACGCAGAGAACCAAAGAAATTAGGACTTTGGGAGGGCTTAAAGTTAGGACATCAAGCCACTGCAAGCTTAACAGCTCACGACTTTGCGCAGCTAGGAACCTATGTAGACCAAGTCTTTGACCCAGACTTTAAGCCCACAGAAACCGTCGAGTTCAAAGCTTTTAGAGAGGTCGAAATGGATCACGAAACAGTTCTAAAAGTCATTCATCGGTCTCTTAATTATGACCACATGCGCGCCCTAATAGCTCGTACGCAAGCTGTACGTGAAGCTCAACACGCAGTCGCTGAGTCCGATAGTCCAATGCTCTATAGCCTCCTCGGCGGTTTCTGGTCCCCTGAGCTTTTCATCCCAGTCCTCGGCAGCACATCGAAGGTTTGGTCAGCTCACAAGCTTCTTAAAATTGCAGAGACTAGCCGTAAAGCGCGGGTGTCTATGGTAGTAAACGATGTAGTAAAAAATGCTGCACTTACGGGAGACCTTGCAGTTATACGCGCTGCATCGGACACAACATACAACAAACATGATGCAATGATTGACACTCTATTAGTCAGCGCATTTACTGGCGTACTTTCGACCGTACACACTACACATCTAGTGGGTAAAGGGCGACGTTTAGCGGAGAAAATGAGGGAAGCTGCAAGTGTACGCGCCACAGCAATGCGCGCAAACATGCAAGCTAAATCAGCACACACTGTGAAAGGAGCACTCGAAACTAGCATCATTGACAATCGTTTAGCCGCATTAAAGACACAGCCTGTCCCTGTAGCTCAACGCAATTTATCTATTAAGGAGCTGAACACATTAATCTCGCATAAGTTAAGTAGTAGTGAGTACAGAGAACTAATGAAGCAAGTGAACAAGACTGTTCACAGTGAACAACTTGCCGACTTCTTGCAGTCGGGCACAAGCTCTCAGCATAAACATACAGGAGACCTCAGTCCAACGCTAAGTACAGAACAAGAGACACTCGTTCTTAAAACACGCTTGCAACGTCAAATCGACGCTATAGAAGCCGAGGCCGTCATGCTCAAACGACGTGATGGTTTAGCCGACGACCTACCTCTCGAGGACATTGGGCGGGCAAAGCACACGGGTATGAGCAAGGATATAAGCAAAGGGTTGTCACTAATGTCTAAGCGTGCTGCTCTTGATAATGCTGAGTTACCCGAGGGTTACCGAAAAGCTCTGCATGACAATTACCAAGCCACCTTAAAAACTAGCTATGATGAATTGAGAGGGCAGTTAGCTCAGGCTAATACATCACTGAGTGATGCAGTAGAAACTTTAAGGGTCAGCAGCTTAAACAACCAAATTAAACAAGATACCACTCAGCGCGGAGCTGCACATGCTTGGTCAGGTCTAAAAAGGGGAAAACTGACACCCCTTCTACAATCAACTGTCGGTTACTTGAACGATTATCAAAGAGGTATGCGCTCGAGTAATGAGGCGTACAGAAACCTTTTCTCTGATTTGCTGCACAACTCATCTGAAGGAGGTCGTTCTGTAGCTTCCGTCGCTGAGAACAATTTTGAGGATATGATTAAAAGTCTGGACAGAGCATCAAGGAAGGATACGGCTACTTTCATCAAGGAGTTTCGTACAAAACATAAGGGTAGTAGTAGCGAGGATGCCTTTGCACATGTGACTGATATGGTTGAAGGTTACGTTAAGCCAACAACACTCGCGGAAAAGGCAATGTTGAAGCATTACCGAGAGTTTATGCGAGACTCTGTGGAGCGACTGCACATGTACAATCCAAATTATAAGGTTGTGACCAATGATACATACATGCCCCACTTGGTAGATGCGGAAAGCATCAGCAAATACTACAAGCTGGGGAAAAACACACAGATGTACAAGACAATTGTACGTGCTATTGAAAGAGGCTTGAAGAAGGCGCAGTGGACGGAGTTGGTAGAGCGTTATGGGGAAGAAGATGCGGAGTCATTAATACGTGCGTCAGCTAGAGGCTACTGGGAAAAACTTAAGAAAGTGGCGGATATACAAGAAGATATCCAACAGCGTGAACTCACAAATATAATACGTGATAACGAGTTCGTCGATGATATTCGCATAGATGAGCTTGACATCGCAGACAAAGCACTGGTTGGTCGGCTGTCAGGTGATAAGAAGAAGGGTACAACGAACTCGCTGGATAGACTGAAATCACGTCTTCGCATTCACCTTGATGTTGAGGTTGATGGGTTTAACTTAAAATCACTCTTCCAGCGGGACGCACGTACATTAGCTCTCCGTTACGCACGCGACCTTTCGTCTTGGATGGGTTTTGCTGCTAAAGGTTACTTTACACCAGCCGACCTAGTGAAAGCCATTAACAAGATAACAGTTGACGGTAAGACGACTCGGAATTCTGATGTGAAGGATATCGAACGTATTCGACAGTACATTTCACTTATAAAAGGAATACCTCTACACAAAGACACATCGACGAACGCGGCGGTGACCGCAATGATGAACGCGCAGTTTATTCTACGGATGGGTGCAGCCCCCATCATCGGACTTGCAGAGTACGGCAGAGTCTTAGTGATGACGGAAATGTCAGCAATTCGTCAGATACCCTTCTTCTCACAGTTGAGCCGACGGGTTTCCACGATGAACGATGTGGAACTACGACAGATGGGTGATGATATTCAATCTATCCTGCCTCACCAATACCAACCCTCCCGTTATTTCAGTACACGTGTGAAAAGCGAAGATCGAACAGCACACCGCTTGTCTATGTTTTCCCGCGAAGTCGCTGATGTTTGGGGTCGCGTGAATCTGATGGAACAGGTAGACAGAAACGTTCGGGGTGCAGCGATTGACACATTTCACAATAAACTTGTGGGTCACTTAGTAGATGGTAAATCGCTTGGCAAATTGATTGACTTCCAATATTTAGGAATTGATGACGCATTCAGTGTAAAACTAAGGGCTTTGTTAAGGCGCACTACTACAGTGCGAGATGGCACATTTGGCTCTATATATTCAGTCGATTTCAGTCGCTGGGATAAGGCCGACATGTATCGCTACAAAGAGGTCCTCTATCAAGCAGGTAACCGACTGATACAAAAAACCTACTTAGGTGAGGGCACAGGGGCAACAGCACCTCCCTTGCTTCGGATGTTCTTGCAGTTTCGTAGCTTTGGTCTCTCCTCGATAGGGAAACAATTTGGTGCTGATATTGCAGTCGCTGAGCGGGAAGGACTCTCTGGTTTTGCAGACCTGTCCTATTCTTGGCTGCTTATGTCAATAACAACAATGTTGGGCATCGAAGCTCGTTCCCGAATTATAAATGCGGGGCACCCCGATTTCGAGGAGCGTGTTCACCAGCAAACAACGGGAAGGGATGCAATAGCAACAATGTGGCGTTATCATCCAGCCCTCGGTTGGACACGTGATGCAGTCGATGCACTGGCAACCATCGGTATTGGCGTAAACCTTTTTGAGGAGGAAGAATACAATGAATGGTTGGGTAACGTACAACGCTCGTCAAAACTGAAGAATACCGGGCTTGTCGAGAGTACGCCAGTAGGTTCTTGGTTGACGGACACTGTGAAGTTCACGAGCGAGCCTGACATGCAGAAGTTTCTGAGAGTAGCTATGCCAGACGCATATTTCACGAGGTATCTACAAAACCTCATGAAAGAATAATAAAGAGGAGAAGAGAAGAATAGATAAGAGAAGAGCAAGCAACCGCCTACCAGTTTTACAGTCTTATTACTCCCGCATACACTACGACGCACTGCAAGGAATTGACACTTTCGTCATCAACTTCAAATACACAGACAAGCAAAACGTTTCAGTGTACCGAGATACGGAACTGCTCACGCAAGGCACGGACTACAATTTTACGTCCGCGTCAGTTATTCGTTTAACTAAAGCACTGACGGAGAACGTACGAGTTACGATACGACGGGACACAAACTTGCAGAGTCGAGCTGTGGACTTTGTTAATGCAGCCGAACTTACAGAAGCCGACTTGGACAACTCAGCATCTCAAGTGTTCTATGCAATGCAAGAGACAAAGGACAATTCACTTGACACAATAGACACAACGCTGGACGGCCATCTGTCGGCGAACAGCAAGCGTCTTAAGAACGTATCTCTCCCCATCGAAGTGGCCGATGCTACGAACAAAGGCTACACAGACGGGGAACTGAATAAGGTTGTCTCTATCACAGAGACCGCACGTGAGACCTCGATAGTGAAAGCTGCAGAAGCCCTCAGTTCTGCAGGAGATGCCCGAATAGAGGCTGATAGGGCTACGGTACAAGCAGAACGTTCTAGGGGAGAGGCAGAAAGAGCTGCTGTGGAAGCTGTCCGCGCCTCTGCCAACGCTACCCTGTCTGGCCTACCCCTCGGCTCGTACGTCTGGTATCCAGCAAGTAGTTTAGCCGACGTGCAAGACAAGCAAGGTCTACTCGTACCCAACGGTCGTGAGCTGAATCGCGAAGATTACAGCGACTTGTGGAGAGCCATCAGCAACAATGAGTTACCGTCGGTAACTGAGGTCAAGTGGCAAGCTGGACAAAAAGGTGTCTTCTCAACGGGGAACCTCAGCACAACATTTCGCTTGCCTTCTATTGGTGGCTACTTCGTGCGTATAGCTGGTGAGGCTGACCCCGACCATGCGACACGTGAGCTTGGCTCTGTGCAACTTAGTGAAAACAAGAGACACAAACACAGTGTTGTCGAGACTGATTTGGGTACTGTAACAACAACACAGGTAGGCGGGCACGTTCACACTGGGAGCATGAATCCCGCAGGTTCTCATCGCCACAAATTTAGTTGGGGAGGAGGAAGTCAGAATTGGCCAGCAAATTTTGTTGGAGGGGATGCAGTGAGGGGGAAGACTGTAGCTAACTCTCAATATAACACACAAATACAAGAAGGAGGAGAACACACTCACATACTCGTGATAAATGAGGCTGGCGAACACGTACACACGATTGCTCTCGGCAAACACATCCACGAAGTGAGTGAAGAGGGCAACTCGGAATCACGTCCAGCTAACGTTTGGATGCAACCATATCTAGTCTGGCATCATGCAAAGAGTTCTGCTCTCGGGGGTTTTTGCTTAAGAGGTGCTTGGGACATTGGGCGTAACACAGTGATCGGGGATGCCTTGAACACGTCCTTGGAGGCAGGAGTGGCACCTGTCGTTGAGGCAGACACAACAGCAGACGGCATGGGCTACTTAGCCCTCACTGAGGGCACAACTGCATTAACTGGCAGCTCTATCTTGATGAGGCCAGGCGACCGTGTTGTTTGGTACGGGAACCACTGGACTCACATGCAAAACAGGGGTGTCAACACCATCAATGAAGCTAATGGTGACGTTGTGTTAACGACGGCTGATATTAAGAGAACAGACGACACAATACTTGAGCAAACACTAGCATCTCTTTCTATGTATCCCACAAAATGGGCGGTTATGCCTATGCACACGGGAGACATCAATAGTGTTCGTATCTCAAATACACCCCAGTTAGCGATGTTAAACGGAGAAAATTACTGGCGATGGCTGGACAAAGAGACACTCCAATTGAAGGGTGTTGTACGTTCTGGTTCCACTGCCATCGGTGTTAACCAACCTGCCTTGATGTTACCCGACGGCTGTACAAACGGTTTTACGGGTAACCAGTACGTGGGCTTCGACGCTGTATCGCCCACCTCAAATACGTTGGCTTACATGAGTGTGGTTGGAGGACAGCTCCTCGTTCAAGGAGACTGTTTCCAACTGGGGGGGATGTGGGCAATGTTCACTTCCTCAATTGTAGTCAAAGTGGAAAACAAGGTGTAAATGGAGAGAATAGATAATGCTGAATACCCCTGAGGTCAATAATGTAGTTCTAGCTTTGCTAGTCCCCTCAATTTTAGGAATGGTAGCGTGGGCTTGGAGTTTAGCAGCGCGCCTTTCAGTCCTTGAGGTGACACAGACCTTCTTACTTGAGCAGCGCGTGGAATTTCGTGAGCTGATAACAGTAATCACGATTATGGACAAACGGCTAGCACTAGTGGAAGATTTTATTATGAATAAGAAGAAGGAGAGATAACATAAGGAGACACGAAAGTAGAAAACAACAAGAAGGAGGTAATGAAATATAATAGAAGGTAAACACTTCAAGGCCACAGAATTAAGCTGCAAACACTGTGGGAAACAGGGAGTCACCTCCCTGTTGGTAAATAAGCTAGACAGCCTCAGAGGCTTGATGGCATCCCCCCTCATCTTAACATCGGCATATCGGTGTCCCGAACACCCTGAAGAAATTAAGAAGAAAAAAGGTGGCACACATACACAAGGCATTGCTGTCGATATACGTGTATTTGGAATCGAGCAAATTCGATTGGTGAAACATGCGTATGACACGGGCTTTAGAGGTTTTGGCATTGCCAACACATTCCTTCACATCGATTTAAGGAGAGAACCCGCCAAATGGATCTATTAATAATTTTACGGAAAGTCGGAACGTCTATCCTCTGGTCATTCTTCAGCGAGAAACTTCTTGCGAAATTGGCCTTTGGTATCTTGCACAAGCTAGCCCAGCAAAGCTCCAACAAGTTAGTCATTGAGCTAGTGAATGATGCTGAACAAGCTTACAAGGGGTGAAGTAATAGCGGAGAACCAGAACAAACGAGCAATAAGGCAAAAAGCATACAACGCCTTGCCAGAAAACCGAGAGAAGCGCAGTAACAACAACAAGGCCAGACGTTTGGCCATTTTGAGACACGGGGCAGCAGCGGTAGCTGGGAAAGACGTTGACCATGTAGATGGCAACCCTCTCAACAACAGAGCAGCGAACCTCCGAATATTGTCCCGCAAAGTTAATAGGGGACGAAACAATAACTGAGGTATAAGGAGACGAATATAGGGAAGGAAACAATTGTACAACAACTTGATAACCTACTTGCACAAGAACTGCTAGATCGCGTTAAGTCTGGTAAGGCAACAGCGAGTGAGTTACGGGAAGCGCGTGCCTACTTAAACGACAACAAAGACTTGATTTGCTTTAAACCAGAACACCCTGCAAACGGTCTGTATGAAACTTTACCTGATTTAACGGGTTTGCAAGTGTTCTCAGCACATTAACCTTAAGCCCCTCAGTTCAACGGGGGGCTTGTCTATCTATATATTCTATCTATTTGAGGAGCCTTTTTATCTATAAGAAGAAAAATGAACAGCAAGAATACATACACAAAATTAAGGGTGACTTTCGCTTATTCCTTTATCTGGTGTGGAGGCACCTAAAGCTACCTTGCCCAACTGACATTCAGTATGACATCGCGCATTACCTACAGCACGCACCCAAGCGTTGCATCATCGAAGCTTTCCGAGGTGCTGGTAAAAGTTTTATAACCTCAACGCTTGTCTTGTGGTTGCTTTATAGAGACCCACAGTTACGTATCATGGTCGTCTCCGCATCAAAGTCAAGAGCTGATAGCTTCTCGCAGTTTACACGCCGATTACTTGCAGAGTTGCCACTGCTTAAGCATCTAGAGCCAACAAGTACACAACGTGACCGCCTCGACATGTTTGACGTAGCACAGGCACTCGCCGACCAGTCACCCTCAGTTAAATCTGTAGGTATCACGGGACAGCTAACAGGCTCCCGCGCAGATGTCATAATAGCGGACGACATTGAGGTGCTGAATAATTCAGCCACACAAGATGCACGGGATAAGCTCTCGGAACTCGTGAAGGAGTTTGATGCTATTTTAAAGCCACTTGAAAGTTCGCGTATCATCTATCTAGGGACGCAACAGACTGAAATGTCCGTGTATAACATCATCGCTGAGCGTGGTTATGAAGTACGAATCTGGCCTGCCTTATATACCACGGCAAAACAACGAGATGCCTATATCTTTGAGGGCAAATCACGTCTGGCTCCCTTAATACAAAGTAGAGCAGAAGGAGCGGAAGGAGCAGCCCTGATTGGGCATAGCACAGACCCCTCTCGTTTCACCGATGAGGATTTAAAGGAGCGACGTAGGTCTTACGGCAAGGGTGGTTTTGCCTTGCAGTTCATGCTTGACACAGCTCTCAGTGATGCGGATAAGTACCCGCTGAAACTTAGCGACTTAATTGTGTTAAACATTGCTCGAGAGAAAGCCCCTACGTCCTACGATTGGTGCAATGACCCTGTTAGACGCATCACAGAGCTACAGGCACTAGGCTTGGCTAGTGACCACTACTACCGCCCCCTATTTCAGGCTGAGACCGTGAGCGCGTTTACAGGGCGTCTACTGAGCATAGACCCTTCAGGACGCGGTAAGGATGAGATGGCTTATAATGTCACCTACTTCCTTAATGGTTATATCTTCCTAGTGGAATCTGAGGGGATACTGGAAGGCTACGCCCCGCAGAACTTAACGAGAATTGCAGAGGCAGCAAAGACGCATAAGGTAAATAAGATTGTCTACGAATCTAATTTTGGTGATGGTATGTTCGGACAATTATTACGACCTTTCGTTAACCGTATTTACCCTTGCTCTATCGAAGAGGTAAGGCACCACGTTCAGAAAGAACGCCGTATTATTGATACGCTAGAACCAGTCATGATGCAGCATAAGTTATTGGTTGACTACAAGCTTATCGAAAGAGACGCGCAGAATATAGCTGCAAAATTATCTTACTCGCTCTTTTACCAAATGGCGCGTGTAACAATGGATAAAGGAGCTTTAAAACATGATGATAGGCTGGATTGTCTAGCAATAGCCGTGAATTACTGGACGCGCCAAATGGATGCAGATGCACATGCAATAGAAGATGCAGCACGCGCAGAGCTTTTGGATAAAGAGCTGGAAGACTTCATTGCGTATGCAGGCGGTTACCAGAATCCGAGTAGGAACTGGCTCAGTTGAGGAGCGACTTCACGTCACTGGGAGTCCTGAACATTTCACTTAGAAAAATCTTTGAGGTCTTTTTACAGATAACGGTCGCAGGATTTCCCCCGTGGGGGGTGGGAGCAGGCAGTCTCACCGAAGGATTCATTAACCTTCTGATTCTAAAGGAATTCTCGGGGAACCAGTGCGCTCTACTTTGTGTTATGCGTTACAATTTTCTACAAGTTAACCTCGAATTACCAGCCAAATAACTGCATAAGCTATTGATTTCAAAAGTATTTAATAGGAAATACATGTAACAGGTGTTCGGAATGGGATTCCCAATTTAGTCACGCCTGTTTGCCCAGATTTTTTCGCTCTCACGCGTGTCTATATGAGTCTGCCTTTTTCTTCCAGTGCTACCTCCAGAAATACCTGCAGAGACACATAGCACAAAACCCAAGGTGCCTAGAATAAACAACTTTTTGGGGCGGTCTCCCTCCTCGTATTTTTCTATGAGGGTGTTACTTATAGTTTGCTGTGGCTCCTTAAATATATTTTTATATATATGAAACAATAAGATATCTACGGAATAAGAGGGTATAGAAAAATAAAGTGAATAAAAGCTTGCTAATTATGCTGTTGTATCGCAGTATTTCCTCTGCTAGCGAAAGTGTACTTTCTTGGGCAAGTTCACTCTACAAAGCGCTCGCTACTCTTTAACAATTTGGTATGTAAAAGAAATCACTGCTTGCACTCAGAGAGTCGAAGGCGAGCAGTGGTGGCTAATGAGTCAATTAAACTTTTATGGTGCGGGTTGATATACCAGCATACACACTAACAGAAGCATTTAGAGAATAAACCGATGACTATAATTAAACCTTTCGGCAAAACTGTCCGACGTTTCCGTGAGCAGCTAATTTCGCTCAGGGATGAAATACATCCCGAAATACACCCCCTCCAAATGCTTATTTTTCTAGAAGTAGTGAATAACCCACAATACACTGTCAAAGCAAAGTATACAGAAAAACTTTTTAATATAATTTCCTCTTCAGCAAGTAGGCACTGTAGACGGCTGACAAATACTATCAGTGCTATCGATGGGGATGGTTATGACTTGTGTCAAGTCGTTTACAAAGACAACGACAGGGTTTCTAAATATCTAGAATTAACAGACAAAGGGGTGGAGGTAGCAGAGATAATACGTCCCTTATTTACAGACATTTCAAAGTAATATGCTTAGTAATAAGCAAATGGCAGGAGAAAGCACTTTTTTACATATAATATTGTGGAACCACAGTGCATAAGTAACATAAGAGAAAGAAAGGAGAATAAATGATTAAACAAGAGATAAATAAATAAACATAGATGAGGTGAAAGTGAACACATTAGAACAACAAGAGAAGATTTATAACATTCGTGTACGTATGCGTGGTACATCCTACCAAGCAGACGTTAAAATAGAGGGAAAGCGTAAACAAGTAAGTAGCAAGACTCACGGTGATGCTGTAAAAAAAGCGTTACATTTGCTAGCTGTCTCACTTGAGTCTCCCATCAAAGCTGCTGTGAGAGCGTCTACGCGTTCAGAAAGAGCAGGTACGCTGGGAGCTGGTTATAAACGAGCGTGTGTGCGCACATGGAATTCGGACATACAGAAGGACTGGAAGTCGAGCAGGAAGCGGGCGGAGGAAATACTAGATTTTTTTGGTTGGCATATAGCACCCTCCGAAATAACCGCTGTTAAATTATGTACCTACGCAGATTACCAGATGGATATTTTAGGGCGTGCTGGGAGTACGATTAATAAGAGTCTTAGCAAACTCCGTGTCGTTCTTAAACACTGTGTGTCTCTGGGACACTGTCAGTACATTCCGTTGTTTCCTTGGTGCAAAATAGATAAGGGGCGCACACGGTTCTTTTCTTTAGAGGAAGAACGGATGATTGTGAACTGGTTCCAAGTGAATAAGAGAGCCTTAATCGCGGATTTTGTCATCGTTGCAATAGACACTGGATGTAGAACTGGGGAACTACAGAAACTGGAGTGGCGCGATGTGATGGAAGATTGTTCACATATAACGCTCAGAGACACGAAGAATGGGCAAACACGGCGAGTTCCTCTGCTTAAACGTTCGGCTGACATTATGCGTGAACGAAAAGAAAGAGGTCTACACATGCCGTTTGAAGGACTTTCGGGAGCCAAACTTACAAAGAACTGGAAGAAGATGCGGACGGCTCTAGGCTACAAAGATGATCCAGAGTTCATACCACACGTAATGCGTCATACATGTGCAACACGTCTGGCTATGAATAACACACCCGAGTTAAAAATGATGCTCTGGCTGGGTCACTCAACGCCTTCTATGGTTAAACGTTACGCTCATCTGAATGTCAATCATTTAGCGGATGCCGTGACTTCACTGGAGGGTTATTTAGCTACAGCATAATGTTAAAACATTGGGTTGTTACACGTTTTTGTTACATGTTACATATTTATCCTATCTAATTGATTTTATTCATATTATTAAGAATTTAGGAATCTTAATCCCAGCAGTTGTTACATTCATTCCTATTAAACACTTTAAAATCAATAAACTGTGCAATCTTTTGGTAAAAGAGAGAATAAGACAATTCCGCAGCTATATTTTTCGTGTCTCTTTCGATAAGCTTGTAATCAATCAATAACTTATGCTGCATCATGACGGGTTCTAGCGTATCGCTAATACGGCATTCTTTCTGTACGTGGTGCCTTACCTATTTGATAAAGCAAGGGTAAATCTGGTTAACGAAAGGTCGTAGTAATTATCCAAACATACCGTCACCAAAATTAGACTCATAGATAATCTTATTTACCTTATGCATCTTCGCTGCCTTTGTGATTTCCGTTAAGTTCTGCAGGGCAGAGCCTTCCTGCAAACCTTCAGATTTAACGAGAAAGATATAACTATTCAGGAAGTAGGTAACATTATAAGCCATATCATCCTTACCTCGTCCTGAATGGTCTATGCTCAGTAAACGTCCTGTGAACGCGCTCACGGTCTCTGCCTAAAACAGGGAGCGGTAAGTAGGGGTTATTAGCCAAGCCTAGCACCTGTAGATCTGTGATGCGTTTAGCAGGATCATTGCACCAATCGTAGGACGTAGGGGCCTTCTCTCGCGCAATGTTTGACACAATTAAATCGCTAAGTCTCAGGGGGTACTTATCTGCATCACTGCGCGTTATGTCAAGCATGAACTGCAAAGCGAAGCCACATTTACCGTAAGACACACGTTACTCCATTAAATCCTCATTGGAGAAACGTGAAGGATTTTTGCTATGCCCAATCCGGACTAAAGGGGTACTTCCTGCTCCTCCTGTCCTTTTAAATCCCTTTTGATCCTTCTGCTCTACTTTGTATTAAGGGGGCCAAATCCTTTGGTTTCGCAAGTTTTAGTACTTGTGCATGTGAACATTCCCCTACAAGCTCTCGAAGTTCCTTCTCGACAAGAACTGCGATAACACCGTAGATATCTGCAGGCTTGTTTGTGGCCGTCAAGTTGACGTATTGGCCAGTGTTTTTACAACGTAAAACTGCACCTAAAATTTGCAAACCAGAGCAGGACATCCAGTGCGAGGGGATGCGCGATAAGAACGTTTAGGGCTCTTTATATGACCACGCACGCTTAAGCTCTAGAGCTACCACCAGCGCTTGCCAAGGTTCATTGCACTCAGACCAGAAACTTCTGCTGTCTAAGGGGTCGTCCGCAAGTTTTAGGATGTACTTTTTATTCTCAGGCACCCAACGGAGCCATTCATCAAATGAGACCTTACTAGATGCCCCAAAGATTAGCGGAGTGGATTTCGAGCTACTTTAGGCCGTGTGTGCCACGGGCAGCAGCTTCTAAAAAGAGAAGGAAAGCTTTTGTAGAATCGGTGCCCTGAAAATTTAATTTGGATGTTACGTAGACTCTCAGTCGTCTATCACCTTGCCAAGGGACATAGAAGTTATCTTCCCCAGCATACTTTCCGGCTAAACCTAACATAAGAGCGTGTGACATACGCTTAGAGCGGTTGACGGTTTCTGCTCTGTGGAAAACTGTGCAAGCTTGTTGGTAAAAGAAGAGTGTTTCACTGTCAGTATCACACGCTGTGGAACACCGGACGTTCTTGGAAAGAACTCGAGCTTTGTTCAGCGGAATACCAATATATTCCAACCATGCGACAGCATTATCTCGAAAACACTCACACCACTGGTGGATGGCCTTATTTATTACTAGATATGTCTCTTGGATACGATTGATGGCATTTAGCACTCCAGCTATCTCCACTTTTTTAAGTTGCTGTAGGTTGCTTGTCTTCACGATGCTAAGCGCTGGTAAAGCTTGCGTTAGATAAGCACCGCAATATAGCGACTTATTTGTCCACGGGCGTGGTGGAACTAGAAATGGTTGGCATTAAGGAAGCAATATCAGTGCCAATTAGTTGGCGACACTCCTGTATCCAACGGTTGAGCTCGGGGTTAAGGTGTAAGCACGGCCAGCTCTTGGGCTTACCATTCCCTTTCCTAGAGACAAAAATGCTCACCTAGAACCAGTCAATATGATTATTACGAAGAACAATTAAGGCTTGACCTATCGCCATCTTTTCGTTGTCAGGCCATGCAAATGATGGTATTCCCGCAGCGTTCTTGAGGAACCACCTCAGCGAAGCACATTTCTCGTGTAGCCTGCTTTTAGTCGTAACGTTTGCAGTTGCACGACGGAATGTATTCATGTCCACACCTTCGAGATAAAGAAAATCTATCTCGTCTTGTAAGTTCTTAGCTATCCGCACCGCTATCTTTAGAGAGGGATAATTAACTGCTGATGCCATCGACACAGGTATTTAAAACAATGGTAGCTATTACCCTCGTGTCGGGCATGTATCCAAGGACCTCATGCACTACGTGCGGTTTACCTCTTTTTGGCGCTGTGTGATAGGCAGTGAGAACTGTGGTGAACTCATCGATGCTTTTATCTATTAAAAGTGAGCCGTAAGCCGTATTTGATTTCTTTTCCTCGCTGGCTACTGTAGTCAAGTCATTCATGATTTGTGTGTACTTACTGTTGATTTGTCGGATATAAAGTTCGCGAGGAGCTGTCATGTTTAGTTTCAGGTCTTCGGTAGTTGGATGAGTGAAACTTACAGTTGTTTCAGACGTGAGAATGCCTACGAGAGTCATCGTATAGAATCCTTTTTATTATTTTTTGGTTTAAATCATTGGAAGTGGAGCTGGGAGTAAGACTTACGGTGATTTACAGTTCTCTTTCTTCTCTTATTCTTCTATTTTCCCTTCCCTTCCTCCACTTTTATCTACTTATCTATACATCAATATCTTGATTTCTAACACACGTCTTCCAGAAACCTTCCATACTAAAAGTATTAATAATAATAAATGAGAGCGTTCTTACGCCGAATATACTGTAAGTATTTCTATCCCTTAATAAGAACTCCCAGCTACACAAATGTGTTCTTTATCAACAATTGAGGTGTAATATGGAATATCACATTACAGTGTGTACTGCAGGCTCATATAAAAAAGCCCCTATCGTCAACCAAGGCTACTGCATTACTACTTTAATTTTAATGACTTATAAAGTTATTGCCTATCTTCTCTAAAATGCACTCCCTCTAAGCTAAGTTAAGCGTTGGGAACAATATTCCCACCGCATTAGGTGCAGCAGGTATCTAGCTGACAATACACAATGGAATCGGTTTCTTTGAGCTCGCTTACTGGTCTTGTGTGTCCATAATGGCTAGGCTGAGCGCACATCTGATTTCGACTGAGAGGGTGTTGAGCTTTTTTCGTGCATCCCTTGCTGCGGGGGACTCCGACAACGGAGAACTTGATGAGTTCCGTGAACTAGCAGACAACTTATCTTCGTACTCACGTAGATTGTACCATAGTTCACGGATGAGTTCATTTGCTTGCTCGGAGCACAATTATTCCACCGTGGGTGATTCATTTTCAAAATGCTTCTTTTCCATGAAGCCAATTTGGCAGTCTGAGAAGATCACTCAATAGGCAATTGTCGATTGGGAGATGATCATCACTTATTGCTTTTTAATGGGGGACTGGTGAACGATCACTTGATTGGGTTGATGCTGACGTTGCGGCATGCGGTGATAACCAATGGTGATATCTGATTATGAGTGGGCTCTATTCTTACCGGCTCCAGTCGTCTCGTTACACCATGTACTTACCCTTACTTCTAAGGTCAGGTTCAAGAATATATACAGGTGGATTTGAGAGCACAAGCGATTCAATCAGAGGACTGGGTGTTAACCATCACCTCTGGTGGCTGCACGGCGCTTCGCTTATTATCAATAATAACCTAAAGTGGTTACGTCCAGAGACCTCAATCTGACGCAAATTTACTTGCTGGAGTTCAACCGAACGGTGCTCGCTATATTTGACGATCTCACTTGTCAGTAGTTTTTAGCTAAAAAATAGTATCATTTACTCCATGTTAGTTCGTCACAATTTTGATTACAGAGATGAAATCCTGCTTTGTGCGAAATATCCAATAAATGTGTTGATCCTGTTTAGTAATGTAAAGTGCTTAAAGAGTTATAGTGATTTCTGGTGTATGGGTAGGAAATAATGCGGTGTAGCCTGTTGATTGATCTCGCCAGATCAACAACCAACAAGGAATATACCGCATGGACAATAATCATAATGTTACCGAGCTTCATAAACTAGGAAAACCCGCTTAATGAACTGCTGAAACAAGGCGCACAGTAGGTATTGATTCAAGCTATAGAAGCCGAGGTTCAATCTTTGCTCGATAATTTCACATCACTCCAAGCTAACGGAAAGTAGGGAGTGGTTCGCAATGGCCATTTGCCTGAGCGGCACCTATCAATTGGGCTAGGCGACATTACCGTCCAAGTCCCAAAGATTCGAGATAGAACAGGGAGAGGGATTAAGTTCAACAACACACTGATTCCGCCCTATCTCAAGCGAATCAAAAACATTAGAAGAGCTTATCCCTTGGCTCTATCTGCGGGTGATATATACAGGCGATATGCAGCCAGCCATAGAATTGATTTTAGGTAAGAAAACCAAGGGGTTGTCAGCAAACAGTGTTTCTTTACTCAAACAGAAATGGGAAGCAAAATACGACTAGTGGCGTAAATCTAACCTAAGTAAATGGTGGTATGTCTACATTTAGGTCGATGGTATTTACTGCAAAGTTCGGATTGATAACAAGCTTTCCCTGCTTGTTGTCATTAGCATCGATGATGCTGGGCGCAAGGAAGTGCTCTCCGTTGTCGATGGATACAGAAAGCCTTCTGACAGTTCGAAATACGATATGGTGCTAAATATCCCAAAGCAGCAGAGTGCCTGACCAAAGACAAAGTGGAAATGCTGGCGTTTTATGATTTCTACACCGAGTACTGAACACATATTCGAACGACAAACCCCATTGAATCAATTTTTGCAACGGTGAGGCTAAGAACGAACAAAACCAAGAATTGTGGAAGCTAAAAAACGATACTGGTAATGGTCTGCAAATTGATGCAAACCTCTGAGGTTAACTGGCGTAGGCTACGAGGCCTTAAATTACTCTCGGATATCAACAAAGGCGTGAAATTTAGAAATGGTATTCGTGAAATAAACGTCAATCATCAAGATACTGCTCTAGAAGTTGTACACCAGATTTGACCATATCTCGTACTTAAAACGTGTAGAAATAAACTCCACTCTTTAAATCTGTAAACCAGCCATTGCTCCAATTTGTGTAAGTTGTGGTAGATTTTATCAATGCTAGGATTACGTAAATAAGTGTTCAGGTCATTCATGACTTACCAAGTCTGTAGCTCCTTGTTCAGCAAAGGACATGGAGTATTCGGTGTACTACATACATCCAAAACAAACCGTACTCCCTCCGTATCAGCTCGGTATCCTTTGCACGGTTCTTTCTTAATTGGTTCATCGTTGTCGAAACAACACACCTCCTTTTTCTCTACCAGAGAGCGCCCGTTAATCTCTTCAACAGCAGAACCACTAGAAGCAATGGCAGTGATAGTGCCTTTGTTGGTAACGTTCCTGATCATTGGTAGCAATGATTAAGATCAAAATTGATGGCAGACTCAACAACAATGACCATTTTGGCACGGCGTAGTACCTGTATGTCTTAAATGTATGGAAAAACTAGTTTCTCTCCTTTAGAGCCTTAGTTTTTAAATCACCATTAAGCCATGGATTAAAGAATTGGTAATCAATTACCTTCACTTCATTGCTATGAATACAATATGTAAAAAACGCAATATCAAAGCCACCATAATCCATATCCCCATCGGTATTTTTGGGACCCATCTAGGTTGAAGAATTAAAGACTTTGCGCTTTTGCAGCATATCGATCACTTTGCTAGAAATGCCCAGCTCATATCACCCACCTGACCACAATAGATCACAAAATCCATGCAGCTACCATTTTTGCCATTGGCGTGATCTTTCCACATCATTTAGTCCGCTGCCTTGGTATCAAAGACGCTCACGCTTGGGTATTTATATACAGATCTTTATAAACGTGGCTTTTCCAGAACGAGTGATTTTAAAGCTAGTCTTTTTTGGTTGGCACATATAAAGAATAGATCCAGTAATTAGATTAACCATAAACCGCACACCCCTTCAGTGCCAAAAATACTCTATTTGGAATATGTTTTAGTTGATCAATGACTGTTTTGATGATTGATTGTATTCTCAGTATCAGACGATCACAAAAAGTGATGAAACTGTAGGATCACCTGATGCTCCGGAAACAATTTATTATTGAACCCGTTTTTGACCAACTAAAAAACATATCCTAAATTCAGCATTCTCAGCACTGTAGTTGTATCAGCTGTATGGTCAACTTACTGGCGGGGTTCATAGCATATTCATTTCAACCAAAGAAATCGGTCATCAAGATGATACTAGTTGATAAGCAAGCGCTTATGCAGATCTGAGGTTAAATTACGTATAATACATTTTAAAACCACGAAACCTAGATTGATGAAAAGATACAATAATCGTCATGACCTTACTAATTGAAAGGTGATAAGGTTTATTTCTTATTTTGGAATCTGAAGTCTGGATTTTGTCCCAAAGCAGGAAGAAAAGTTTAATAAAAATCGTTGATATCGGTAAGAACAGGCTCTAAATTATTCATGCCCAAGTCCTTATGAGACTGATAGTTTTACTCAAACGATCAGATCATGATCTTGGGCATTTAGTTCATTTCTTATGCACGCTCAGTTTGATTAGACTTTCTATTAAAACGAGAGGTGTTAGCATCTGATCTCATCAGAGAGACAACCAGCATATCTCCACAATCTTTTTTACCTATTAAAGCATTACGCTTGAAATGCTGAGGCTCATAATTGAAAACATTTTTAGGCAGATTAAAGTATAGGCGTATTATAGGCAGCTTCTATTGGGACAAGTGAGACAAGACAAGAATTTCTATACCGATGACTTATAATACCAAAATAAAAACGTTGAGCAGATCCTGAGTGATGTGGCCAACGTGTTAAAAACACTTAGCGTTTTGACCGAGCTATTTTTTCTGATGAATCGATAGCGGAAATGGATTATGTGTTTCATTAGTTGGTTCTCGTATGAAATGCCTAATCTTTCATGGTCATTAAGTGCTATTAAACAGCATGGTATCTGTAATGGTAGATACCCAGATGACTACCACGTTGGTAGTCATACCAACGTGCCTTACAACTCATTAGATAGCTAACCCCGAAATGCAATGAACTAGATGAATAACCATTTATCATTTAAAAGAACGACAATGGATTGCTAAGAAATTTATTCAAGCTCTGCTTATCATCTTATTGATACAGAGTAATCAAGCTGTTAAATCGCTTCTCACAAAGTAGCATAAAGAGAATAGTTATTATTTATGGAAAATAAAGGAAAGACCTATAGGGATAGAGTATCCCAGCTTATTAGTTGGGGACACTGGTTCAGTTTTTTTAATATAATAACAACCATGTTACTGGGTACTCGGTATATTGTTCACTTCAGCTGGTCAGAAACTTTACTTGGGCAAATCTACCAGTTACTAACATGGGTCGGTCATTTCTGGTTTCTCGTTTTCGCTGTCTATATTTTAATCCTTTTTCCTGCCAGTTTTATCATCCCTTCTCAACGGGTAATGAGATTATTTGCCGTTTTGGTGGCAACAATTAGTATAACGATGCTGCTAATTGATATATACGCTTTTGAAACTCTTCATCTTCACTTAAATCCCTTGGTGTGGGAGTTGTTGCTAAACAGCGAAAAAACTAACATGAATGTCCACTCCATGAATGTACAATGGCAGTGTTTATTTATAATTGTTCCTGCCATCCTTTTTCTTGAGGTTGCCATATCAGAATGGGTTTGGCGAAAGCTTCGCTCGCTATTACGTAAACGCATCGGTGTACCTCTTTCCGTTGTGTTTATTGTCAGTTTTATTACTAGCCATCTTATCCATATTTGGGCAGATGCCTCCTTCTACAGCCCTATCACCACCAAACGCTCTAACTTCCCAATTTCGTATCCTATGACGGCAAAAACCTTCATGGAAAAGTATGGTTTACTTGATCGCCAAGAGTATCAGTACCAACGAGACGAAATCGATCCGCAAGACAGTAAAGTGATCCGCTATCCCCTTGATAAAATTTCTTTCTCGCCAAACGCAAACAATTCTCAGCTAAATCTACTCATGGTCATGGTGGATAGCCTTCGAGCAGATATGCTCAATTATCTAAGTATGCCTAACCTAAATCAATTTGCCAACGATAATATAAACTTTAAGAATCATTTCAGTTCGAGCAACAATGCAATGGGTAGTATTTTTAGCTTATTTTATGGCTTGCCTAGTAGCTATGCACAACGCGCAAGAACCGAGGGGCTAAACCCGCTTTTAATTGACACGCTTAACAATAAGGGCTACCGCCTAGGTCTATTTAGCGCTGATAATTTTACTAACCCAATTTACTGCCAAAGTATCTTTGGTAAATACAGGTCTGACGCTGCCAAGCTTGAGATTAATAATACATGGATTTCTGATAGCACAGCCACCTCAGCACTTACAATGTGGATAAACGAAAAAAACACAGATAAGCCTTGGTTTGCATATCTTGAACTGAAGAGTCTCACTAATTACGAAAAAAGTGGCGAATATAGCCATAACCGATCATCCCTAACATCATTGGATTATAAGCGAGCAAGCATGGGTGACAACACTGCCCTAGTACTAAAAACTAGCTACAACAACGCTGCTTATTATGTAGATAAATTACTGGGTGAATTATTCATCTCACTTGAAGTGAAAGGACAATTGGACAACACCATTGTTATGGTCACCGCAAACCACGGTACTGAGTTTAATGAAACAGGGTCTAACAGCTGGGGGGCAAATTCGAACTATAGCAAGTACCAGCTTCAAGTTCCATTAGTGGTTCATTGGCCTAATGAACCACCACAAGTTATAGATATGTACAGCTCTCACTTTGACATTGTTCCCACACTGATGGAATCAATGCTTTCTGTAGACAGTCCCCCTGAAATATACGCCAGTGGGAGGAACCTGTTTGATCTTGTCGACAAGCCACACAAGTGGCTTTTGGCAGGTAACGGACGTGATATCGTGGTAGTCCTGCCAGATAAAACAATCGTCGTCGACAAGTTTGGCAACTACCTTGTTTATGATAGCAACTACAAATTGCAGCCAGAAGAAAAACCGCAATTGTTAGTACTAATGCAAGTTATTCACGAGCTTAAGCGCTTCAACTACCCTAACGAACTAACGTCGCGAATAAGAAATTAACTAAATGCCCAAGTCGAAATCTGATCCTTTGAAATAAACTATTGACTGCATAAGGACTTGGATTTGAATAACTTAGACGCTGTTTTCGTCGATGTCGACGACTTCTGCCAGACTTTCCTCCCTATGCAGGGAGGAATACCTAATATCTTCCGGTGTCAAACAAAGAAACAAGCCTTCTCACCTCTCAGTTAGCGAAGTTCTGACGATAGTTATAACTTTCTATCAATCGGGATATTGAGACTTCAAAACCTATTACATCCACTTTGTTTACCGCTACCTCACCAACGAATTTCCTAAACTATTCAGCTACACGCAAATGTTCAAGTTCATGCAAGGTGTTCTGGTTTCGCTTTACTCTTACCTCACTCACCGTCAGATAAGGCTGACAGGGATTGCCTTCGTTGATTCGTCCAAGTTATAGGTTTGTCAAAACCTACTCATTATCAAACATTAGGTTTTTAAAGGTACCTCGAAGCGAGAAAAAGGAATGATGGGAATTCTACGGCTTCAAATTACACCTTATTATTAATGACCATTGTGGCATTCTCTTAGTCAAAGTGACAACGGCTAACGTGGATGATAAAAATCCGGTATCGGAAATGGCTGATGAATTTTGGGGTGTTTATACGGAGATAAAGGTTATATCTCTGATCCAGAGAAGCGGAAACCTGCAGACAAGGGAGTGATACTGATAACGGGTGTGAAAAAGAATATGAAACCCAAAGTGATGAAACTTTGGGATTACCTGATGCTCCGGAAACGATTTATTATCGAAACCATTTTTGACTAACTAAAAAATATATCCCAGAATCGAGCATTCGCGGTACCATCATTGTATCAGATTTATGGTCAACTTGCTAGCGGGGCTCATCACGTATTCATTTCAACTAAATAAGTAGCACTTCAAGATAACTCGGCTTGATAAGCGAGCGTTTATGCAGATCTTAGGCTAGGTTAACTTAGGTGGTGATAACCTCATGAGGAAACACATCAACGGCAAGATGAAGATTGCGCCAGATATGCCATGTATCCTTACCGTGTTTACGCGTTTTCCGTTCGCCTTCACCGTATACTTTTAGATTTGTGGCATTAATAACAACGTGGGAGAGAGCTCCTCGACTCGGCAAATGGTACTTAACTTCTACTGTCTTCGAATGCATTACTAATGCAAGTATATTTCGGGGATTCCAACGGGACATTCATCAACGTAAAAACTGAATTGAAAAATACTTTTCACTATCAGTTCCGTTGCAATCGCGGCATCAGAAAATATAAACCCACTGCCACGATGACCGTGATGCATTAGACAATGCTAAACCTTGATGGCAATATCATCTATCCAAAAAGTGACTGAACCACGGTTTACTAATGCTTGATTATATTTTTCCAAATTGCTAATTTTGTGAGCTTTCCTATAATCACCCCTGCTTAACTCCATGATTATCTAATCGTAGAAATTGCGATTAATTCAGATATTTGAGAAAAAATGCCCTACCACGTTGTCAGTCATGCTGACAAGTCTTCCCACTTATTAAATATATGCACTTTATAAAGTAATCAAAAACGTAACCCACGACCTGCCTGCTTTTTATTCAACCCGTTTAATTCCATAGAGTAAATCAAGAAATATAATTGACACCGTATTCTAGTACTCGTAGCATACTTCTAATAGTATCGGTCTGTAGCGCAGCTTGGTAGCGCACTGTCATGGGGTGGCAGGGGTCAAGAGTTCAAATCTCTTCAGACCGACCATTATTTAGCCTGTAATTCAATAAGTTACGGGCTTTTTTATGTCTAGTAAAAATAGCGGCACCAAAACTGTACCAAAATTTAGGTCAATTGGTGCGCAGCTCGCGGACCTGTATTTTAGTCCCTAATTCCTATCTCTGCAGCGGGGACTTGCACCCACTCAACGTGCCCATCTTTGTATACTTTTGTGCTCTTAGCATTGGTGTGAGCAGCGCGGGCTTGTGAGGATCATGACCAGCATTGTCATACAAGTGAATTGCTAGGGCTCGTATTTCGTGAAACGTCAGCCTGCACTCTGCGGCCACTTTCTTTTTCACACCTGCTAGGTTTAGATATTTCGAGAACGCACGGATTAAGTATTTACGGTTAATTTGAGTGAGGTGATCGCAGTGCTTACTCACTTCATTGCTAATTCGTGACGGCATACGGTGAACAACATACTTATAGCGAACATTATCATGGCTTTCATTAATGATTTTGAACAGTGACGGCGTCACAGGTATAACAACGCGGCTTGCTTCCTTATGTTGAACCTTCTGACGATGGATCCGCAAATAACCACTCACCAGCAAACCACCTTCACTCACTGGCTCGGCTAACAACTGCACGTCAGTATAACGAACAGAGCATATTTCGTTTACCGCATGCGTAGTTTCCAGCGCCAAATCCATTGCTGTTCGTAACCACGAAGGAGAAACGATCCAAATGGCGCGGTATTCGTCCAACGTAAGGCGCTGACGTTGTTTTTTCTCCTTGGGTTTACGTACTTTTCCCAAATAAGGTTTTTTGCCGCGACGTTGATGCACAGCATCTGCGAATGTACTCATTTTCTGGTAGCTGCTTGCGCATAGACAACATGAAATCTTCATTCAAGATCCCAAACTCAATACCCAAGTAACAATCAACGGTAGGCAAACAGGTGTATTCACCGGAATCAATCAGACCACTCAACGTATCCGCGCCCTTGAATACGCCGGTGATACGAATTTGTGGTTTGTTGATGGAGGTTTTGCTGGCACCAAGACGACGACTTGAGCCCATGATCAGCAAGAAACGACCGAACAAACGATCAGCATCTAAATCATCCACTTCTTCTAGCGATGCCCACGTTAAGTCGCCACCATCGACGTTGGCCATAATGCCGTATGCACGGGCTTTTGAATGGTTGGCAAATTCGTAATAGGTATCCGCCATCTACTTGCAGCCAGATTTGTATGCAACATATCCGCTCAATACGTCAGAGCGGCGCATTGCATCAAGGTGGTAACCAAGGTTTACCAATGATTGGGCTTCACGCGGCGCGTCAATACCGCCTTCTTGGTCTCCATGAATAGCATTGTGCTCGAGCAGATACATCTCTTTCACCGCCGTTTTTCCTGTTCGGCGGCAGCTATTATCCACAGTGTTATCGTGGCTGTCCATTTCTTCCATTTTGAGCAACTGCACGGGATCCAATTTGACGTTATGAATGTGCTTGTGCCACATGCTGTGGTTACCGGCATAACGCTGGATCTCTATTTCTGCTAGGCTTTGAATTTCAATGCGCTGTTTGGCGCTAATGCGATCAGCCATGTGAGTCTACCTCGGTATAATCGGCATCCTTTACACCTTGTTCTTGGTGGTGCTCAATTAAGATATCGTCATTACTCACTTTCTTGCGGGAACGTGAAATCATGTCACGTAATCCACTCATTTGGTCGGCCATCTTACGCTGATATTCAAGCACCGATTCACGTTCATCGTCCTTCTCAATGGTACGTCCCAGTTCAATGCCTTGGTCGGTCTGTATTTTTGGCGTCATGTTGAGATCAGCCAGTGAGAGGTTGTTTTTGCCCAGCATATCGAGCATCGGTTTGAGCAACGGGTGCGCTTTAATCTCTTCAATCGTCTGCTCTTGACCGTTATTATCTTTGTACTTACCGATATGAAAGCCACCTTCTTTCTCGAAGTCGTACACCGGATTTCTCAGCGCAACACCATCCACCACAATGGTCTGCATCATGTCTTGGAAGATAGCAACCATGTTGGCCTGATTGATGGTATGTAATTCGGTGAGTTTGCTGGGATCACCGGATTGAAACGCGATCAGGTGTTGCATCATCAATTCCGTTCGCATGGTGCACGCCGGTTGGGTGGAGCAGTACGCGTGGTCAACGTCGCAAGGGGCACATTGCGGATATTTACCAAGGAGAGCGGGGAAAAACATGGCTGTTTTGGCGTTGGCACCCTGCTTCATCGCATTAAATCGACTGAGTGAGCGGTTGTTATAACCGTCAAGATTAGCCGAAGACTTGGCTTTCCCCTCGGTGGTTCTCGGCCCCGTCGCGTTGAGCAACACGCAAAACTGCCCGACTTCCCAATTCACTTGCTGCACTTCACGCTGACAATTGCCGCAGGTGCCGAAATAGCGAAACGGATGGGCACGTTTGGGCTCATCTTCAATGCGTCTTCAATGCGAATCGGCGCCGCTCTAAAGGTGTAATTACACTCTAAACAGCGAAACGTGTCCAGCTTCTTTTATCAGGATAGGGTTGGTCTCATTCATGGCTTAACGCTAATGGATCTTGCCGTATTGAGAGAGGGTGTCACGCGATGCCAGCGCATGAAAAAAACTACTCAATGATGAATTCGACAAATCACGCCCAAGCCAAACCTGCAGCTGATTGCGCACCCAACTTTTACTCGCATTTTGGGTCAGCAATTCCACGATCAAGATGTTTTGCAGGTGCACCATCCAAACTACCAGAGACGGCAGATAAATTTGATTTTGAGCACGAGAGGGAATGAAGGAAACACCATGTAGCACCCGCAAAATAAAGCGGTATTGCTCGGCGCTGCAGGTGACATAAATCTCAAAGAAAGGTTTGATCAGCCGACACCCATCCAGCCACTCTTCAAAACTGTCCGCATCAAGGGCATCCAGCTCCGCCGTAAAGTGCGGCACCACAATTCGCAGCTGGCGTTCCTTTCTCAACGTTTCGAGGCGTCGCCATAACTACAACCACAGTTCAGGACCAAGGTGATCGGCAATCATCTTCCAGTGGGAAGAAAGTTTCAAACAAGAAACCGCTGCTGCCAACTCTTGGGCACTTAGTTAATATTCTAATTTGGTGCAGTTATCTAGGTACCTACCTCCCCCTGTGGGGGAGGTGTGTTTTCCTATGCCGAGCCCCCACCCCTAGAGATGAGACCTGATGATCATGAAGACAAAGGGGGATTTCTAAGATTGAGCTGCGCATTATACAAACCTCCGTGAATTCTCAACCGAGTAATCACAAGAGCTCGGGCACCTCAGTAGATAGATGAACTGCACATATTGTGTTTATGTGCAGTTCAAATAGATAAATTTAGTGTTCGCCTTCCATCATCTGCAAGACCTCAACCAATTTACCATCGATAGATGGTAATAAGAAAAACAACGATTCGCCAGTAAAGTTCTCAAGAGGCCCGTCTTGTTGCCCAGCCAGTACTGAGAGACCATGGATCATAAGATGAGCTTCGTTAATAAGGGAGTGTGAATCACTAGAAGTTGGCATAGGAGCCCCTTTTTGATGGTTAATATCACCACTCAGAGGTGTTAATCGCTGGGGTGGTGAGCTGAACAAGGTTAACACTACCATCAAAAAGGAAACGGCCTGCCGAGGCAGCCTCGCCCAACCCACCATAATTCAGATGTGCTAAAGCTTACGCATAAAAAACCAGCAAAATGCTGGCGACTACGCGCCTTTTTGATGTTCGGAGTGTTAATTCCAGCACTGGATTTTGCCAGTACACCGCCAGTGTAAGCTGCTCATTTTATTACTGTCAAGCACTGAATACATTACGTGACCAATATCACGCCTTAGGGTTTGGTCGTTATATTTAACAGTTCCCTAACATCGCAAGAATACCCGCCAGCGCCCAGTATATCTGATATGTGGAAATAAGTTAAAGACAGGTTATATGTGTTCTAAGAGTTAAAACGCCTCTATTTCTAAGCTGCCTGTGCGGCAGTGAAGGGTAGATAATATAGCTGTAGCGCTTATTTTTAAAGAGCTGGGATGAAATTAGGCGAAAAAATAGGGTTTTCCGCTTAATTTAAACCATTAAAAATCAATAGGTTAAGAATGTGCTAAAAATATGGTATTAGACAATCAAAACCAAGGAACAGTGGCTTCTCTGCTTAATCCATAGCTGAAAAAGTGACCCGTGGTGAGTTTATCTTGCTGTTCTCCGCCTTGAAAAAAAAGCCAGATCTCTTGATTTGTGGACTGGCTCTTTATTTGAATGAAGGGCAAAGAGAGTCGCTTTTGCTTAAAATCTGGAATTTTGTGCAGAGCCTCATCTTCAATCAACCAACCTTTAAATATGGCGCGTCTACGGATGTTTGGAGGGCTTTTCTGTTGTACTCGAAACGTGGTGTGATACCCTTGTATGTTATCTGGCATGGGAGAGATATTATTGACCGATGTGTAATCGCGTAAACCTTTAAGCCATGGTTGCGTCATCAAGCGATCCAGTGTATGACGAGTACCGTGAAGGCGTAATACCTCACCCAGCATTGTTCCATATTTTGGAAAACTGACGGCCACGTCACCACCGGCGTGTTCTACCAAAGCGCGATGCAGTTTCGCGAACAAATTGTTTATCAGTGCGGGACTGGAGATTTCCGCATCAGGAAGAACAACAATATCTATGTAGTTATCCATGATCACTTTCCGAAGACCCCGCCGCGAATCAGCATAGCGATGACGTAGTGTTGTTGTTCGTTCGATGGCGCTTGTCCTTTTAAGTTCCAGTTCTTGAGTAAGGTATAGAAATCTGTTTTATCTTTTGGTTTTCTGTAAGCAAAGCCGCGATTGGTCACGCTTCCATAGGGTTCAATGGCGATAGGGACAAACTCGCTAGCGTCAGGATACCAAGTGTCAATGGTGCGTAAGGCATTACCAATTTTTTGAGAGTGCATAGCTGCTTGCTGGTTAAGTTGATAGAGATATTTACTTTTGTTGCCACTGCTATTCATCACCAATTCTTGTGATGGGAAAACAGTTTATCCTTCGCCTAAGCAGCTAAAAGCGTCCACTTTGATTAACGTCGGTTTTTTACCCATTAACCCTTGTTCGATAGCGGCTACCAGTTGGGACAGTTGGTCATTACTTTGGTTGAAATCTCGAAGTGAAAATTATTGTGCATTAAATACCCATTGTTTTTCGGCATGTGAAATACGCACTTCTACTTGCTCTGCGCTTACACGGTTCCGCCATAGTAATCGGGATTGTTGCATGTTGAGGGAACCGACAAATCACCTATAACACGCAGACTAAAGTTGACTTTTAGTGTGTCTGCATTGAACGGCAGTGCCGCATTATCGACGGTTTGAAGGTTAGCTTTGTCTACTTTGACATCAATTTTACTGGCTGCCGCACCCTTTACACGGTTTGAGATGGTGCCTCTGACGGATTTCTCAATCACATTCACTGCTTTCCATTGTGTTGTATCGGCGCGTTGCTCCCAGTTGCCTGATGATAATAGCGCGTCTGAGCAGGCAAGCTTGGATTCGAATGCAAGTACCAAAGGGGTAGTTAAGTTTGTCATGGGATTATTTCCTTATCCTAAAAAATCATCGTCTAGATTAATAGGATCAACGTTTGTGGAGAGTTGCGATTGGGTATGGCAAACATAAAATGGGTCACGGTATGTGTGCTACCACAAGGCTTGCTGCATCGACTCTAGGCGGCTCGGGCTCCCGACCCATTCACCGACGCCGTAAATCGCCTCAACAAAACTCACGGGGGGTCATTGTATCGCGCGTTTGCAACGTCGCCCTTCCCGTATGTCGGTGCGATCTTTTTATAGCCTATTTGAATCGGCACCAAGTAACCTTCGAAGGGCGATTTAACGCGTTGCCATTGAACCTTCAGGTTTTCTTTGTGCTCTTCTTCCGATGAGGAAATGTCTGTTGCTTGGTACTTGAGCGCAGAGAAATCAAGCCAGTTTTGTAGGTTAGTATCGTTGCTTTGTTAATTTTATTGTTCGAGGTAATGGCTGCGATCAATCAAGATAAATCCGGGCAGTAGACGCCGTAGTAGCTTCGTTTGAGGTTCATCCGTGAAGTAGCAAGAACCAATATCAGTAATCGAACCGCCTGCGAGTTTATTGCGTTCCGCCAATCGCTTCACGAAATCAGATTGTGCGCGTTCCAATTCGTCTGTTACGCGATTAACGCCGTTGCACTCAATGATCAACGACACCATAAGGTGCATGCGGCCCTCTTCTACAATCGGTGCTGTTTTTCCTTTTTTGGTCAATGGATTGCGAGTGAGGGAAAAAACAAATGGTTCGGCCGCATTCTCTCTATGGGCGTGTACTTGATGCTGGTTGCAAACGATAGCGCATGAATTAAGGTTAAATCCGAATTCACTGCGCACGGCGTGACGCGATAGGGCATGAACAAAACCCAAAAAATGGCTAACGGCTGGAAATCCCCACGTCATGCCAGAAATGGCGTTGGCGTTGCCAAATGTCGATATCATTAATCACTTGCTCGCCAATTTGTTCAACCATGCGCTGAATGTATTTGCGGCGTCGCCGGTTGCTCGGTTTGTGGAGAATACAAAGCATAAAATCAGCAATGCGTTTAACGGTTCGTTCCGTGTTGAACAGCAAGGACGAATGGTTGAATAGCTGGTTATTGTCTTTAGGCTGCTGTTGTTGATTACGCCAAGTTGGTGGGCGAGTATCGAGTAAGTAGGTCCTTCCGCCTCAACCGCTATTGAGCTGTGACACGTTCAGTGGGTTAAAGCCACCCCTGATGGTGACGGCGAGATTGGGGTACGCACCAATAGGCTTTTACAAGGCATGTTGGCTTTTTTTGCGTCCCTCCCTGCCTTCATTTCTTGGCTGAAACTACTGGGGTTGATCTCACTGTATAGTGCTTGCGAAAACAACGATGAGTACATAGGAGCAAGAAGATGATATTCGCCTTGCGCGACAGGAAAGTACACTTGTTTAGCCAAGGTGTGGCTGCTAGGCGCTGTACTTTGCAACGCTTGTTTTAACCCATAATGCCATTGTTGCAACTGCTCTGGCGTTTTGGACAAGGATGACAGCGGTTCAATACTGTCTTCCTGCAAGTACGCTAATAAGCTCTTTCCAGTGTCATCTTTGAGTTGCAATAAACTGGCAACATATATCTTGTCTACAGGGCCGACTGCATCAACTGCGGGATTATCGATAGAAAATATATCTACGTAACGCGGGTTGCTACCCAAGTTTTCTGCCCACACACTACTGCCTTTGGCAGCACTGTGACTGAACTTGATGGCATGCGTCGCCATGCTGCTTTTCTCCGCGCGGTTTGCTGCGCTGTCTACCCAGTGGGTAACGGTAAAATCAAATTCTAGTTTGGCGACTTTGGCTGCTAGGTTAGCGTCAAAGATATCGGCATCTTCAGCTGATGTAATTTTTGCTTTTTCTTTGTCGCATTCTTTTTCGAGCGCATCTACTTCCACTGCACGTTTATCGGCTATGTATTGCTCGATCTGTTTGGTTAACGTTGTGGGCAT